AAGCCAAGCGTGCTGATGAAAAGCGTATCAAGGAACTTTCTGAACAACTTGAAGGATTCCTCAAGGAAAAGAAAGAAACCACCGTCAGAGAAGTCCTAGAAAAAAAGGGAGTAAATGCTAAGGCTGCTCGCCTTATCTTGAAAGATGTGCCAGATGCCACAGAGGAATCTATTGATTCTTGGCTCCGTGATAACGGAGATTTAATTGGCTATAACCCACAGGCTGTTCAAGAAGACGTGCAGAACAATCTTGCGACACTACGTCAGCAAGATGTGTTAACCCAAGGCGGCATTGCTCCAGACAAAATCGTAGACATTGAAGCGCGTATGGAAAACGCAGATTCAATGGACGAGTTAATTAACTTACTACGAAACTCCTAATCGTTCATAGTCACTGGAGGTGACGCAAAAAAATGGCTAACCAATATACGTCAACCGCAAGCACATCGCTCGGCGGTTCCGTTGGTGGTGCTGGTCTAGTACAGAAGGCATATGACCGCCTTCTAGAGTTTGCGCTACGTTCTGAACCACTTATTCGTTCAGTCGCAGACAAGCGCCCTGCAAAGCAGGCAATCCCAGGTTCTACCGTAGTTCTACAGAAGTACGTTGACCTTGACCAGGCTACATCAACTCTTACTGAGACAACTGACCCAGATGCAGTTTCTCTAACAACCCCTACAACTGTAACCATTACTCTTAATGAGTACGGTAATGCAGTTCTAGTAACCCGTGCTCTTGAGTTGTTCTCATTGGCAGACGTAGACCCAGCAATTGCAAACATCATTGCATACAACCTTGCTGATTCTATTGATACTGTTGCAATGAACACTCTACGCTCTGGTTCAAACAACCTATTCTCAGGAGATGCAACTTCTGTCGCTGGCGTAGATGCTGCTGACACAATTGACTCTGCTGACATTCGTAAGGTAGTTGCAAAACTACGTGCTAACAAGGCTAAGTACCGCCGTGGTTCTGACTACTGGTTCGGTATCCACCCAGAAGTTTCACACGACCTTCGTGCTGAGACTGGAAATATGGGCTGGAACTTCGTTCACGCACAAACTTCACCTGCCGTAGATAACATCTGGGCTGGAGAAATCGGACGCTATGAAGGTGGATTCTTTGTTGAGTCCCCACGTCTATACAATGCTAAGACTGGTGCAGACCAGACCGCATTGGCTACAACCGCTGTAACTGTTGCTGGTGCATCAGCAGGCTTTACCCTAGGTGTTGCTTCATCTGCTGTTATTGCAACTCGTGCAGAGGTAGGCGACAAGATTGCAGGAACTGGTATTGCATCAGGCTCCAAGATTACTGCAATTGAGACCGCTGGTTCAACAACCACAATTACCGTTGACACAGCGTTTACCGCTCCTGTTACTGCTACAACTGTTGTAACTGTAACTCCTGTTACCCGTGTATTCAATACAATCGCTTGCGGTCAGCAAGCAATGGCTGAGGCTGTTGCTGAAGAACCACACATTGTTATCGGTAACGTAACTGATAAGTTGATGCGCTTCCGCCCAATGGGCTGGTACGGCGTACTTGGCTTCGCAGTTTACCGTGACGAAGCGTTGTATCGCATTACTTCTGGTTCCTCAATCGCTGCTAAGTAGTTGATTGACTCTGCAGGACAGGCCCTTGAAAGCCTGTCCTACGGGGTGAGTTCACTAAGGAGGACTTATGGCTGAATGGATATTTAGAACACCAACAGTACTAGAAGGTCCTGCTGGCGGTGCTCGTTTATTTTACTTTTATAAAATAGACCGTGGCATAACCATTGTCAGAGACACAGATGGTGAGTATGCACAGATTAGATACCCACAAGATTCTGATTTGTTGGACTATCCAGTGGTATACAGAGGTGGCTACAACTACACAGTAGATGATGCCACTAAGGCAGCGTTAATTGCAGGTGATGTAGGAGTTACGGAGGACAACTTTACAGCGCTATGAAACATTGGGAGCACCATCCCGAGCCTGTTGAGGGTTGCTTTGGTTGCAAAGCATTAACTCTACAGATGAACACAGGGGATGCAAATAGCAAGAAAGCAATGCCTAATAAGGCATTTAACAAAGAATTGGATGCCTATAAAGAAGCAAGAGCACAGGGTATCCAACCTGCTGGAACTACTATGAGTAAAATCCAGGAGGCTGTTCAGGCTAGTGAAACACTAGGTAAAGCCTATGACGCGGGCAAGATGCCACCAGCCAAACACATTAACAAAAAATCAGCAGCGGTACTAAAAGAACTAGGAGCATAACAATGCCAAAAGTAGGCGCAAAGAAATTCCCATATACAGCCAAAGGTAAGAAGGCAGCAAAGATGTATGCCAAGGCTGAAAAGATGGAAGAAAAAGCAATGATGATGAAAGCAGCAAAGAAGAAGATGGCTGCTAAGAAGAAGAAGAAATAATATGGCTGGCAAAACACGTATAGGTGAAAGCAAATCAACCATTGCTCGCTACATCCAAAATGTAGCCAAAGAGTACGCACAATGGAACGAGCAGGGCAGAACACAATCTGATGCTGGTCAGTTCTGGGGTGCAGTATTGCAAAATCGTCAATATGACAAAAAAGGCAGAATTAAAAAGTGAAGGCAAAAAAAGGAATGGGCTTCAAGGCAGCCCAATCACAAATTGCCAAAAAGCAGGGTATCTCAAAGAAACGTGCAGGAGCAATCCTTGCGGCTGGTGCTCGGAAAGCCTCGGCAGCGGCCAAGAAAAAAAACCCAAACCTTAAGAAAGTTAAAGGCAAGGCTAAAAAGTAATGTCTTCGGGTAAATACAAACCGCACCGCAAGTTTAACTCTGTGCAAATCAAAGATGGCTATGTGGTGCGGTTAAATAAAAATGGAACAGTAAGAGCAGTATTAGGAAAGTATGGGGAATATGGCAAGCAAAGCGGACCCAAGGCTTAAGAGGGCTGGGGTATCTGGGTTTAATAAACCTAAGAGAACACCTAACCACCCTAAGAAGTCACACGTAGTTGTGGCTAAAGAAGGCAATCAAGTAAAGACTATTCGCTTTGGCGAACAGGGTGCTAAAACCGCTGGCAAACCAAAGGCTGGAGAGTCTGACAGAATGAAGAAGAAGCGTGCTTCTTTTAAGGCAAGACATAGTAAGAATATAGCAAAGGGCAAAATGTCCGCAGCCTATTGGGCTGATAAAGTGAAATGGTAGGAGAATAAAATGGCATCACCAGCACCAGGCGGAGGCAATCCTAGAATGCTTAAGCAACCAGTATATAAAATTCAACCAGTAGTACCAGGGAAAAAACCAAAACCAGGTAAAAATAATAAAGACAAACCATATCCAATGCCAAAAATTCTTCCAGGTGGTCCTGTAAATCCTGGACCAATTGTGTCAGATGGTAAGATAATTTCTGCAAATCCTGGAAGTCAATATTCAAAAGTTAACAAGTCTAAACTTGTAAATAAAGTATATAAAACATACTAATATGGCATATACAAATCCAGCGCTACGCGAGCGTATCAAAAACAAAGTTATGGCTAGCAGCAAGGGTGGCAAGCCAGGTCAATGGTCCGCTCGCAAAGCACAACTTGTAGCACAAGAATACAAGAAGGCTGGCGGAGGATATTCAGGTAGTAAGACTAGTAAACAAAAATCTTTATCTAAGTGGACTAAAGAGGATTGGGCTACTAAGTCAGGCAAACCAAGCACTCAGGGTAGCAAGGCCACGGGTGAACGGTACCTACCTAAAAAGGCTAGACAAAAACTTTCTTCTGCTGAGTACGCTAAAACCTCAGCAAAGAAACGTGAAGACCTACGCAAAGGCAAACAATTTTCTAAACAACCCAAATCAATAGCGAAGAAAACGGCAAGGTATAGATAATGGCAACTGGCACAGCAGGTAGTACATTTACTAGTGAACTAAATCGCTTGGCTAATGGCGGGACATATCCAGCGCTGACGGCATATCAAGCACCAACTGCTGCTGCTAATGATTATGCTGGTACTTCTGGATTGGCATTGATTGCTGCACTTAATAAAAAGGCTGATGCTAATAGACAGCCAGATGACTATAAAGCCCTTGGCGGTATCTGCAACGAACTTGCTGGTACTACTGACCTTTCACCTACTGATGCTTTAAGGAGCATAAATCTATGACATATACCTTGGCTCAGATGATGGATGAAGTCCTGATTAATTTATCAGGATATACCTATCAGCAAGACCGCTCTACCTATTTAGTATCCGCTGT